GGAAACGTGAAAGCGGTATGTCTGTAATCCCTTACAAAGTAGTCCATGACAAGGTAGCCAGAGTCAACGCTATACTGCCTTTGATAGAAGGGGGACGAATTTTTATTCCAGAACAGGCAGAATGGTTAGATTCATTCATAGACGAAACAGTAACATTCCCTGGAGGAAACCATGATGACCAAGTTGATGCTATGACAATAGCTGTTGATGTTCTGTCAAGAACATCCATTTCGCCCGATGCTTGGAGCTTACACACAGATGCTTCACAGTCATTGAACAATGCTAACCTAAAAGCTCTTGGAGACTCCCTGACTAGAAAAGTTGATAAAAAAGCACACGAATGGAAAGGTTGGGGTCTTTAAGGACGACCAAGTTAATAACAGAAAGTATAGTTTAGATTATGAGTGTAGGTGGCCCAAAAAGTAGAACGACAATAAATTCTGGTTCTGGATACAGAAACGCTGAGTATGTATCAGGCCCGAATGAAGGTGTGGTTGTTGACCTTTCTGAATTTGCAGAAGACCTAGTTAACTATCAAGACATATCTCACCGATTGTCAGACGAGCAAGAAAGACGAATCGTAGACTATGTAAAGTCTATGGTCGATATGTCTTACTTTAAAATCAGAAAAAGGTACGACCATTGGACGGAAGCAGACCGAGCCCATGATGTTTACGTACCACCAGACGCTACAGATTTCAGAGAAAAAGCTGTAATCGCCGATACCAGAGCTATCGCCGATACAGTTCTCACATACTTGATGGCAGCACTATCAGGCAGAAACCCAATGTTTCAGCTTGAAGGTCTCAACAGAAAGTCCAGACAATCATCTATGATTCTGGAAAGAGTATTGCATCAGCAGATGCGAAGGACGGCTGGTGAAGCACGTCTCGCCCAACTTCTCCTTGATAGCATACGCTACGGGTTCGCTCCTACGAAAATAGTTTGGGACTCTGGGACAAATCAAAATCGTATGATTAACTTTGACCCAAGGCGCTGCTTCCCAGACCCACGAGTAAACTGGGGTGACTGGGACAACATGCAGTACATAGTCTTCTCAGACTACGTCAGCTTTAACTCGCTTCTATACAGTGGAATGTACCCGAAGCTAAAGATGTTCCCAGCTCTACGTCACAAGATTTCACCACCACGAAACGCTTGGAACGCACACCAGTTTCATAGGGAAGAAGGCAGAGGTCTATCAATAGACCCGTCTGCACCAAACCAAAGAGAAAGATTTGACCACGCATACTTCACACTGGGCGACGCACGAGTGGTAGACGAGGCGTGGGTACGTCTATCTGGTCACGAAATCAACATACCTACAATCGACCAGATATTCTTAGTCATCACAATACTAGACGAGAACGTGGTCATCCGATTCCAGCTCAACCCATACGGCAGACAGATGCCAGCTGTTATCGGTGGTCTATATCAAGACTCGCACAAGACGTATGGTCAATCACTCTACGACCTTATATTGCCGATGCACGATATAGCTACATACCTGATGCGTTCACGTATCGACAACATTAGTGCAGCGCTCAACAATCTCATATTTGTTGACCCAACACAAGTAAGTGTTCCTGACCTAATCGACAGGAATCCTTGGGGTGTTGTCAGAACATTGCCAGGGACAAAGCCTGGGGACGGTGTATTTATTGCACAGGTTCCAGACGTAACCCGTGGTCACTTCAACGACATTGCTGCTATGGCAGAACTCAAGCAAAGAGTATCGGCAGCATCCGACGCACAACAAGGTATGCCAACATCAGACGGCATCCGAACGGCGACAGAAATACAGCGTCTAACACAACTGGGCTCACAACGTCTTGGTGTGCTAGCACGTGTAATGTCTGCCACCACCATCCGACCTATGGTACGGATGATGGTTGCTAACATACAAGACAGTCTGTCTATGGAAGGTTCAGTCAAGGTAGACGAAAGAGAAATGCCAAACCAACTAGCATCTATGGTAGATGACGGCTATCTCGATTTTGACGTACAAAAAGATTTACAAGGCGATATTGATTACCTTGTGATTGATGGCACACTACCACTCGAACCAACACGTAATGCTGAGACATGGATGAACATGCTACAGATTATGGCGCAGACAGGTTTGAACATGGAATACAACGCTGGTCAGATTGCTGAAGAAGCCATTAGAGCTATGGGCATTACAGATATGGACAGATTCCGTATCTCCAAAGACCAGATGGCACAAGAAGGCCCAAGCCCATCTCAGCAAATGCAGCTTATGGAAAAGATGCGAGGTGCATCAGTACAACCGAATGAGAACGTCCAGCAAGAAGTTCAGAAGGGCAACCTCATTCCATTAAGAGAGAGGCAAGGACAATGAGCAAGGTAGACGCACTCAAAGCCTCCATTGAAGACAAGAAGATAGTTGACTTGGTGGAGGAGAATGACAGGCTCTTGGGATTAGAGCTTGCGGAAATGAACAAGACAAGGACGTCTGAATACAAGTCAATCAAGGATAAGATGACAGCTATGGAAGAAACCATAGCTAAATTGGAAACAAAAATTGAGTCCTTAGAAAAAGCTGGTCAGGACGACAAGTATAAGATTACTAAAGTAAAACTAATACAGTTGATGAAAGATTTGGGGTATTACAACTAATGGCACAAACTCAACCAACAGGCGAACAGATACGATTCCGTTCCTCTAAAACAGGGGAACACATTTTAGACACATACATGGAGAATGTTGAGCAAGGCACTCGCTCGCTTCCTGACATGATTGCCGACCTTTTTGATTCATCAGGTGTATTTCGTTCCAGTAACTTTGAGTTTAGATTCGACCCAGCCACAGACAAGATACAAGTTCGTGTAGGCCAGTTTGCTAACGCATCTACTGGTTATCAGGACATTACAACATTCTTCAACGTCACAGGCACATTTAGTACATCAACAACATATCAAAACTTTGACGTAGTAACAGACAGCATCAAAGACGTATACATCGTACACGGACTAACTTCAGGACAAACTTTTTCTAGCGAGTCAAATTTTACATCGAGCAGTAACACAACAAAGATAGTTGATGTTTCCGAAGCACGAGCCTATGCCATAAAAACAGACGGAGCCATAACGGGTTCAGAATACAGTGCAAAAGCCTGGGCTATTGGAGGCACAGGTGTAACGGGCGCAGCTAACAGCGGTAACGCAAAAGACTGGGCAACAAAGACAGACGGCACAGCAGACAACGCAGAGTTCTCCTCGAAGGCCTACGCTCTTGGCGGAACTGGTGTAGACACCACCACTGGTTCTGCCAAGGACTGGGCTATCAAGACAAGCAGCACAGTCGGAAACACAGGAGAGTATTCAGCAAAGTTCTGGGCGACATCTACAAATGTAGTCACAGTTGCCAATGGAATTGCAAATATCAACACCGTTGCAACAGATATTGCGAACGTCAACACCACAGCTACAAACATAACTAACGTAAACACCGTTGCTGGAATCAATGCAAACGTAACGACAGTAGCTGGAATACAAGCCAACGTAACAACGGTTGCAACCAACAATGCGAACGTAACCACAGTTGCTGGAATCTCGTCTGACGTCACAAGCGTAGCTGGAATATCGTCTGCGGTATCTGCCGTAAACTCAAATGCTACGAACATTAATGCCGTCAACGCAAACGCAACTAACATTAATAGTGTCGCTGGTATAAATTCTAACGTCACTACTGTCGCTGGCAGCATAGCCAACGTAAACACTGTTGCTGGTATATTCTCAGGCACACAGACGTTTGTTGTTACAGTCGCTGGTGGTGTGTTTTACATAGACGGCGCAAGCAAACCAACACTAACACTTGTCCGTGGTTTCACATACACCTTCGACGTGAGCGATGGCACTAACAATGGACACCCACTAGCATTTAAGAACGGGTCTTCGTCTTACACAACAGGCGTAACTGTAAATGGAACTGCTGGTCAAGCTGGTGCAACAGTTGTATTTGCTGTACCAAACAATGCTCCAGCATCAGGTCTTCTTTATTACTGTACTGTTCACGGAAACGGTATGGGCAACACGATTGCTACACAAAACAACGACATTGCCACAGTTGCATCAATATCCTCAGACGTAACTGCCGTATCAAACATACACGCAAATGTCACAACTGTTGCTGGAATAGCATCAAACGTAACTACTGTAGCAACCAATAATGCAAACGTCACAACAGTGGCGGGTTCAATAAGTAACGTAAATACAACAGCTGGTTCAATATCAAACGTCAACACAGTCGCTGGTTCAATCGCTAACGTAAACACGGTTGCAGCAAACGTCACAGACGTAAACTCGTTTGCTAACACTTACTTCATTGGAGGCTCTGCTCCAGGGAGCCCGACTACGGGCGACCTTTGGTACGATACGTCTGCAACGCAGATGAAGGTTTACAATGGTTCTGCTTTTGTATTGTTTATTACATCTTACGACACCGATAATCTGCCAGAAGGCAGCACAAACCTATACTTTACAAACACAAGAGCAGACGCTCGAATCACCAATGCTTTTGGAAATAACGTAACTCTTGGTGGCGAGCTTAGAGGCCCAGCCACATTCGTTATTGACCCATCAACAGTGGGTGACAACACAGGCACGGTTCAAATCAAGGGAAGTTTGCAAGTAGATGGTACGACAACCACAGTAAATTCTGCTACTTTGGATGTGACTGATAAGAACATTACTGTCGCCAAGGGCTCTGCAAATGCAGCAGCCTCCAACGGAGCTGGGATTACAGTCGAGATTGGAAGCGGAACAGACGCAACATTAACATACGCAAATACGGATGATACGTGGAACGTAAACAAGAATTTAAAAATAAACGCAGCTTTAGCAGCGACACAAGACGACGCTGTTGCACTAAGCATTGCGCTTGGGTGATAGGAGAACTAGATGGCAAATACATTTAAAAATGCGACAGCACAAAAAGTAGATACAAGTTTTGTTACAGTATATGACGCTAACGCATCAAACCTAACAGCAACAGTTGTTCTAGGTGTAGCTCTTTGCAACAGAACAACGGGAACAATAAAAGTAAGCTGTGTACTCCGAGTTGGTGGTACAGACGGAACCACAAACGCAAATCACCGACTAATACTAAACGACGTACAAATTTTATCAGGAGCCACACTCGAAGTCATGGGTGGTCAGAAATACATACTGCAAACAAACGACGACCTACAATTCAAGTCAGACACTGCTGACAGCCTAGACGTTGTCATGGGCGTAATGGAGATTACTAGCTAATGCCATATTTAGGAGCATCCCCAAAAGAAACATTTACTGCTGGACAGTCTCAGACAATTACAGGCACTGGTGCTACGTCTTACAGTTTAAACACAGCTGTTACCACACCAGAAGACCTTGAGGTTTTTATTAACAATGTTCGTCAGCAACCAACAACTGCTTACACAGTTTCTGGTTCAACCATAACTTTTGACGAAGCATTACTGTCTTCAGATACATGCTACGTTGTTTTTCAGGGACAAAGAAAAGAATCACGAACACATCCAGCAGCATCAAACCTTCAGGCAGCAAACATCACTGCAAGCGGAAACGCAACAGTTGCTGGAACCTCTACCTTAACAGGTGATGTTGCGGTTGCAACGGACGCACTAAAGGTTGACGGAGCTAACAACAGAGTTGGCATCGGAACAACAAGTCCTGATGTAAGCTTAACAGTGTTTGATTCTGCTGCACGATTAAAAATGATAAATGCAAGTAACCATCAAGTAAACTTTGGTTTGTGGGATGGTGTAAATTATAGGATGGAAGGTGATTCTAACAGGCCACTATATTTTACATCTTACAATGCTGCGGGCGTAAAAATGGGCATAAGTGGTGCTGTAAGTTTAAAAATAGACGGAGGCACTGGAAAAACAATTATAGTACCAAATGACACTTATTCCCCAGGCACATTAGGTCAACTTAACGTTATCATAGACCCAGACAGCGCTGGTGTTTTACTTAGGTCTACCGAACACAGTGCTACAGGTTTTAATGCTACTAATATTCTGCATTGCTATAATTCTATATCCTCTTCAAACGTTTACTATGATGTAGCTTATGTAGGTCATTCTCCAAATGTACTAATATGGGGAAGCACTTTAGAAAGTGATGGTGGCCATTTAGGTGGCGGAAGATATATGAGCAGAATGTACGGCACATACGGCAGTGTGGTGAACACTACTTTTGCTGGTGGCTCAAGGGTAACTGCTATGAATGGAGGAGCGATTAATAATTTTGAGTATCGATACTTAAATAGCGGTGCTTCATCAGGGTCTTATAGGTTGCAAGTAAGAGTTGGGTGGAGTGGCTCCATCACAAATATGAAGGTAATGACAACTGTTATGGGTAACGGACTTGACACAATGTATGAGGATAATTAATGGCTGAAACAACAACTATAGACACACATACATTAGATTTGATTCCAGAAGAGCATAGAGCTAACGCAACTTCTTATGAAGCTCCTGATGGATTGTGGACTGAAAAAGACAAAAAAACTGGCATGCTTCCAGAAGGTGTAAAAGTAGGTGATGTACGAGAAAAAGGTCACACAAGATACACTGTTACTTTTGTTGAAAAAGACCCAGAAATGATTGCTTTAGAAAAAAGAATTGCAGCATTGGAGGGCAAATAATGCCAAGAAGTAAAATCATAGGGCCACAGGCAAATTTTGGACGCAGAAACTTGATTATCAATGGCGCTATGCAAGTGTCACAAAGGGGCGTTACAGGCACTACACCCACGACTAATAATTACGTGTTGGATAGGTTTGCTCTTAGTCGGTTTGGTGGGTATCCAGATAACGCTACTCAAACTCAAGAAAGTGATGCGCCTACAGGTCACTCTAAATCATTTAAAATGGTTAGAAACAGCGCACACACTCTTACAGGTACAAATGCCTCTGCTTTTAAGCAAAGAATAGAGGGGCAGAATATGGCTCATCTTAATTGGGGCTTATCAACAGCTAAAAGTTGCATTATTTCTTTTTGGGTAAAGTCAAATCAAACAGGGGATTTTCCTCTTATTTTGGCAGACTCAGGAAATGCCCTTGATATTGGAAAGTTGTATACAATTAGTTCTGCCAACACTTGGGAACACAAAAAAATTAAGATAGAAGCACCTACTGCGGGAACATTTGATACTGATAACACTACGGGTGCTACAGTATATTGGGGGTTTGGTGCAGTTGATGCTGCTCGTACAGCACAAGGCACGACATGGGGTTCCTCGAATACTTCAGGTAGCTCTAAGGGCATGGTTACTGGTGCTTCCACGGCTCTTGCCACAACTTCTGGAGCAACGTGGCAAATCACAGGAGTTCAAATGGAAATAGGCGACACCGCCACGGACTTTGAGCATAGACCATACGGCGAAGAACTATCTTTGTGTCAGAGGTATTTGTATAGAATTAATGGTTCTTTATATGAGTTTTTTGTAAATGGCGTAAGAAATAACACTAACTATCTTTGGTGTCCTTTGCAGTTACCTGTAGCACTAAGAGCGCAACCAGCTATAACAACATCAGGTACATCTAACGATTGTTTTGGTATATGGCACGGTGCTGCGGGAAGTTGGTCTACACAGCATACTACAATGGGTGTATATGCTAATCCTGATTTACAGGATGGGAGTGTAATTCAACTAGCTCTTGCTTTGAATGGAATCACTACAAGTTTTTCTAGTGGGCAGTGCGTAACTCTAGGGTTTTTC